CCAGGGATGACTATCCCGAAGAGTCGCTGCTCCAGCTCGTTTGGGTTTTTGTACACCCACGTGAGCGGTCGTTCGTTTCTTTACCTTGAAGGACACCTTTAAATGACAACTCGCTCTAGTCCCGGATCCTTGTCTTACGCTGACGTTCGAACTCATACCCGTATGAACGGGGAGAAGATCGTCAGTTCCGGAGTCGGCTCCACAAAATGGATCGACTCCGTTACCTTCGGGGATAACATCCCCGACTGGCGTAAGAATCTTCGTGATGGCACTGATGCTACCACGTCGATGGACGGGAGTCAGATAGTTGCCAGGTATTCACCTGGCTATTCGCGCTACTGGAGACCTAAAACGTCTCTTACTAGCCCGTTGATCTATCTTTCCGAGGTGTCGGGTTCACACCAAATTAATATGGTGGCACCCACTGGTGATCCGGCAGGTATCGATTCGTCGAAATCCAATTCGCAGGCCCTAGGCAAGTTTGCTCGACGCATTTCCGAAGTTAACATGGCCTTTAATGGCGGTGTTTTCCTAGGGGAGCTGACGCAAACCTTGCAAACGATTAAGAATCCAGCAAAAGGTCTTAGGAATCTAGTAGATAACTGGGGTACGACTGCAAGACGCATTCGTGGCTCCCGTGTCTACCCGCTTGCCTTCCGTAAACAGAAGGTGGCGGAGGCCCTAGCTGATTCATGGCTTGAGGTTCAGTTTGGTTGGCGCCCTCTCCTGAACGACATTGACGATGGGTGCGTTGCACTCGCGTCGCTTAATGGCGGCAGGTCTTCTTCCACTAAGCGGGTTACCGCTTATGGGAAGTCGGAGAGCAGTCCAGTCCATAGCCTAGGTGGTGGAGGCGAGAGCCTTGCCACTTGGGCATACGAAACCGTCTCGAAGGATGTCTGTGAAGTCATCTATCGAGGTGCCATGAGAGTAGAGGCTCGTGACCCCCACACGATGGATCCGAAGCTCTTGGGTTTTTCCCTTGAGAACTTCCTTCCTACCGCGTGGGAGTTAATCCCCTACTCGTTCTTAATTGATTATTTTTCCAATGTTGGAGATATAATCAACGGCTGGTCGCACTTGTTTACCCGTTTAGCTTGGTGCAATCGCACCGAGATAAAGAGTAAACATATAGAGTCATCGTCCTGGTCCAACATGAAGTTGGTAAAGGATAATGGCTCCGTAGCGACCGGGATGTCGATTGTTCCTGCGAAAAGTGTCTTCGTGAAAAGGCGCGTCCTACGAGCGAAGTATACGGGCACTTATGTGCCCAGCTTCCAACTCGAGGTCCCCAGTTTGGGGAGTCTAAAGTGGCTAAACATAGCCGCCCTGATCGCGTCTCGTAACGGAGATCGTAATTGGTCCTACGGCAATTAAGTTCCCATATGGAGACTCACATGACTAAGATCAAAGATCTAGCCACGGTAGCTGTTGACAATGCGTATACTCTCTTTCCGATCGACTCAGAGCGTTATGAACTCTTAGTCTGTCTGGAGGCGTTTCTTCACGACCCCGATTTCTGTCGGGACGGGAATTGGCACCTTCTAACTCGGAACGAGTGTATCATAGCCTGGTTCAGGCAGACTGATAGGAACTTCATTCGGGTTGCGCACTCCTTCTGGGTTATGCGTCATTCGACGTCTTTCCCCGCAAGGGCTGGCCTAATCCTCGACCGCTCTCGTCGCTTTCAAGCAACGGTGCGTACGTGGCTCTTAGGCGTCCTCTGGGGCGACGTCAATGAGGCGATGCCCGAAGTTCTCGTGCACTACCTGTGGAGATCCACTCGGCTTGCATTCGCTTCGGCTAACGCAAAGTTAACAGATGTCCCTAAAGGACGGAGGTTATCCATTTGACATGGAGTCCTGCTTCTCCGGTTACCGGTTCTCCTCAAACCGGCCTGACATCCCCCACTTACACGTTGGCTACCGATGTAGCCCCTGACGTGAACGGTGTGGCCCGAGCCGTAACAACGCTCGGAGGCACCCAAACGGGTGTCGAAGTCAGTTCCACCTCAAACCCGTTTACCATGCTGGCTACCCGACCCAAGGTTCTTCGAACCTTGCCGGGGCTGCTAGCGAACGGGCAACTTCCCTCGGTCCCAAAGAACACGTGGATCGTCTCCGTCCGTAAGGGCGTAGACGTTCTATCGGGCCAACCGAAGCAGGTTATGCTTGCGCGGTTGGAAATCAGCGTCCCGGCAGGTGCCGACGTCGCTGATCCCGAGAGTGTCAGGGCCGCGCTTTCCTTACTCGTTGGCTCCCTTTGGGAGCAGAGCAACGGGCTGGGCAACGCAATCATCTCTGGTGTGATCTAGCTTTCCGCTAGATCTTACTTTGATGAAGCGTAAGGTGAATTTGCGACCTTACAAGATCGCAATTCTTGTCCTGGCGCTTATCGTTATCTTAGACGATAAGCCAACCATATGGGAAAAAACCGTACGGTTGACTGAGAAGGTCCTCTTCGGGGGGCTTTTCTCAGATTAAGGAAGCGCTAAGAGAAGTTGAGGTTAAGGAGTTTGACCATGGCAATGTCAGATCTGCTCTTTTCCGACCTTATGACAGACCTTGAGGCCTACCTTCCACCTGGGTGGAAACCCAGTCATGGTTGGGGGCCGGATCTAGATCCTAAGGCCGTAGCAGCTATCACTCTCGTGAAATCCTTCCGTAAGAAGCTTCTAGCTTCCCGGGGGACTACACCTGAGGGAGACACTGTTGCGACCGAGAAGTTCCTCCGCTCAAATGAGCGTTGTAGAACCTGGGTTTACGATCCTAATACGAGTCTCGATGAAGAGCTGATGGGTGAGTTTAAAAACTTGCTCTACCGGTTCTTCTATCCCGAGGGACATAACCTGGTTTTTCATCTAAACGATCTTTTTGATCGTGGACGATGTGGACCCGGCGTGTCTGTAGGATCTCGAGGAGAGGACTTCTATACGAAGTTCTTTGACTCGCCCCTCGCTTGTACTAAAGAGTCTCTGTCTACCGCATATAGTAACGCGGTGTCTAGTGACCTTACCTCCACATGGGCTTCCGCGGAATCCAACCGCGCAAAGCTCTACGGAGAACCGGCGCTAGTTCCAGGTAGTAGGTTCAGCTTCGTTCCGAAAGATGACACAACATCCCGCTTGATTGCCATTGAGCCTTCGCTGAATATGTTTTATCAGCTTGGGCTCGGCCGACTGCTGGAGGAAAGACTCGTGTCCTTCTTTGGACTCGATATAACTTCCCAGCCGCAGATCAATCAGGAGGCCGCTCGTTTCGGTAGCGTGACTGATGCTCTAGTAACACTAGATCTAAGCAATGCTTCCGACTCATTGGGCTTACCCATGCTAGACTGGGCTTTACCAGGTCCTGTAATGGACCTCTTAAGGCTGCTCCGTTCCCCTCAAGGGAACCTTTCTGGCGAGCAACTGGATCTTCACATGGTTAGTACCATGGGGAATGGTTTTACATTCCCTCTAGAAACCCTTGTGTTTTCCTGCGTCGTAGTCGCTTGTATTAAGTCGTTCGGTCAGAAACCGGTTCGACCATACCTTGCCTCTGAACCCGGCCAACAAGACCTGAAATGGTTGTACGGCTATTGGGGGGTCTTTGGAGATGACATCATATGTCACAAGCTTGTCACGCAACGCGTGATGAGGCTCCTAGACCTCCTTGGGTTCGAGGTTAACCGCGACAAATCCTTCGTTGAGGGGTCTTTCCGCGAGTCCTGTGGTCGTGACTTTTTTAAGGGTCACGACGTCCGAGGCGTTTACATTAAACGACTTGGAACTCAGGAATCGCGTTACGTTGCCATCAACGCTCTGAACGTCTGGTCGGCCAAAACAGGAATTCTCCTGCAGCGGACGATTAGGCGGCTTGTGGATTCGGTAAAGTGGTTACCTATACCACCAGCTGAAAACCATGACGCTGGCATCCGTGTGCCTTTTGAGATGGTGAGAGATTGCCTAAAGAGGAAGTACACTTCGGCTGTAGTTTACAGTCGCCGTGCGCCAAATCCCAAGCATCTTACCATCAAAGACGGTGAAATACGGGTGCCTAGACAGATGAAGCGGCGCTTCTACAATCCGGAAGGGTTGTTGCTTGCGTTCCTTCATGGCAGCGTTCGTGACTGCCGCATAACGCTTAGGCAAAGCGAAGTGCGGTACCACACGAAGCAGGGGATAACTCCCTTTTGGGATTATTACCCGCCTACCGGCGACATTGCGTCGCTTGGTGGTGTCCCACGCTGGGAGAGCGTGGTGAACGTTCACCTTTCGAGGTGATTCGTTTTGGGGAATTCCGGGGTCGGTCGATGGAAGGGTCTCACGCAAG